CCTAACGGATTGAAGCATTTTGTTAGAACACCAGTGCAAACAAGCATGGAAGGTGATTTCGAAACAGGTAATGTTAGATATAAAGCTAGAGAACGTTATAGTTTTGGTTTTAGTGATTGGAGAGGTATTTTTGGCTCTCCTGGAGCGTAAACAAGCTAACTTGTTTTTTAAGGGGACTTCGGTCCCCTTTCTTTTTTGTTTCAGATAATATAGAATGAAGACATTCTAGGTAATATTAACAATCTATCGACTGACCTAGCAGACAAGCCAAGACGGTAGATTTATTAAGGAGACTTAATATGGCAAAGAGTACATTCTCAGGTCCCGTAAAATCTTTAGCGGGATTTATATCAGCAGGTAATGCAGTAGTTGTTAGTTTAACAGCAGATACTACTTTATCAGTTGAGTCACACTCAGGTAAAATATTAACATGTAATGACGCTGATGGTAAATTTACTTTACCAAGTATTGTTACTACTGACCCTGGAGATAATAGCGACCCAAATCAATTAAATAATTTAGGTGCATCTTTCTTCTTTGTAGTAGAAACTGCAGCAACAGATATGGATATTTTAACAGACGGAACTGATAAGTTTGTCGGTGGGCTTTACACTGGTAAAGATGACGCTACAGGAAAAACATTTATATCTGGTGCATCTAATGATGTTATTACTATGAATGGTTCTACTAAAGGTGGTCTTGCAGGTAGTATTGTAAAAGTAACTGCTATAGCATCTGCAAAATATGCAGTAGAAGGAATAATTTTAGGCTCAGGTACTATAGTTACACCATTTGCTGACGCATAATAGGAGGTCACTATGAGTTCATCAGATGTAAAAGCGTCTAAGGCTTTGACTTCAACTGGACAGCTTCAAGGTTTTATAGGTGCAGATGCAGGCACTGCAACTAACCTAGGACCTATTAGAATCCAATCGATACAAGCACAGGCAAGTGCTGCAGACGGTGAAATTAAAATATATGATGGTACAAGTGCAACAGACACTAAACTATTAATACATTTTAAGTTCGGTTCAGCAGCTAACGAAAGTTTCGACCACTACATACCTAATGATGGTGTAAAGTTTGGAACTGGTGCATACGTTGTATTGGCTAATTGTGACTTTTTTGTAGCTTATTATAATTAATATGGCTACATCAGGTACAAGAGCTTTTTCAGTTAATGTAGCTAACGCAATCGAAGAGGCGTACGAACTTGCAGGTTTGGAAGCTCGTACGTCTTATGATGCAGTAACTGCAAGACGCTCTTTAAATATTATGTTTGCTGACTGGAATAACAGAGGCATACAAATGTGGGAAGTTGCTAAAGTTGAGCTTACGCTTACTAAAAGCACAAATGAATATAATATAAATTCTTTTGATATAGATATTTTAGATGCGTATATAGAAAGAACTGTAAATAATGTTATTACAGACCATAGTCTAAGTAGGATGGACAGAAACGAATATGTTGGTATACCTAATAAACTAACAGAGGCAAGACCAACACAATATTGGTTAGAAAGATTAACTACACCAAAAATACATCTTTATCCAACACCAGAGAACTCAACTGACAAACTGGTTTACTATGTATGGAGAACTATAGAAGATATAAATGCTTCAGACCAAGATATAGATGTGCCTAATAGATTTTTACCTTGTTTAACCTCTGGCTTGGCTTATTACTTATGTTTAAAAAAGAATACACAAAAGCTACCTATATTGAAACAACAGTATGAACAAGATTTATTAAACGCTATCAAATACGATGAAGATAGGTCACCACTTAAAATAGTTCCTAAAAGGCAATATATCTGATGTCTTACGCTTCTGGAAAATTCGCATATTTTATTTGTGACGTATGTGGTTTTCGTTATAAATATAAAGATGCAAGGATGACTTATGATAATTCTAAAGTGTGCCGAGAGTGTTATGAACCAAAACATCCACAATTAGACCCACCACCGCTTACTGCTGATGCTGAAGCCTTACATCAACCAAGACCAGAGGTAGACTTACCTCAAACGCAACTAGGTTTAGTTAAAACTACAAACCAAGCTGCTGCTGGAATGACTTTTCAAAGTGACCCTATTGGTAGTAAACTAGAGGGCATAAGAGCTGTCACAAGTTTAGGCAGTATAACAGTGAGTATAACATAATGGCAGGATTTACATATAGCACATTAAAAACAGCAATACAAGATTATTTAGATAATAATGAAACTACTTTCACTAATAATTTAAATAATTTTATACAAACCACTGAAGAAAGAATACTTAAAAATGTACAATTACCTGTATTTCGTAAAAATGTAACAGGTAATTTAACACAAGACAATACTTATTTATCGACACCAACAGATTATCTATCTACTTTTAGTTTAGCATTAATAGATAGCAGTAATATATATTCTTATTTATTATTAAAACAAGTCTCATATATTAGAGATTACACACCACAACAAGCCACGACTGGCAAACCCCTTTACTATGCACAATTCGATGACAATACCTTTATAGTTGCCCCTACACCTAATACTAATTACAATGTTGAACTACATTATTATTATAGACCTAATTCTTTAACAACCCTAGGAGATAGCGGACAAAGTTGGTTATCTGAAAATGCACCTAATGCAATATTATTTGGTAGTTTAGTAGAGGGAGCTGTATTTATGAAATCTGACCCACAAACTATAGCCCTATACGAAAGTAAATTTCAAGAGGCTCTAGCAACTTTGAAGGTTCTAGGTGAGTATAAAAATGTAAGGGATGAAGCTAGAAATGACCAACCGAAAATTAATCCAGGAGCGATGAATGTTTAGTGTAGATGTAAAAACAACTATGGGGGATGTAAATGTACAGACAACCCAAAACAAAGGTTTAAGTCCAGAATATTGGACAGAAAGAATAATGGAAAGACTAATTAGTATTAGCGATAATGCTACACCTGAAGTTAAAGCACAGGCACAAGCATTTAAAGATAATATGACACAAGTCGTTTTATTATATTTAAAACAAGCTATTATGAGCGATAGAGCCACAATAGCAGGTTTATTAGATAAACAAGGTCATAAAGATATGGCTAATATTATAAGGAGGCTGTAATGGCAATAACACAAGCGATGTGTACTTCATTCAAAAAAGAATTAATGACAGCTACACACAATTTTACTAATTCGAGTGGTAATACATTTAATCTTGCTTTATATACAAGTTCTGCGTCACTAGATGCAAGCACAACTGCATATACAACAAGTAATGAGGTTAGTGGAACTGGTTATACTGCAAAAGGTGGAGCATTAACAAATGTAACACCTACAACATCAGGTACAACTGCTTTAACAGATTTTGCAGATTTAACTTTTAGTTCTGCAACAATAACTGCAAATGGTGCATTAATATTTAATGATAGTGCTTCAGGCGACCCTGCTGTAGCAGTGTTGGCATTTGGTGGAGACAAAACTTCAACAAATGGAGATTTTACAATACAATTTCCAACAGCAGATGCATCAAACGCTATTATAAGAATAGCTTAAAATAAATGTCGGTTGGTTGGGGTCGTTCCACGTGGGGCACTGGTCCTTGGGGTCAGCCTGCTGTAATAAATGTTACTGTTAGTGTCACAGGTATTGCAGGCACATCTGGATTAGGTTCTGAAACAGTCATCTGTGATGCAAATATAACACAAACAGGATTTGCAGGCACATCTGGATTAGGTTCTGTTGTCGTAGTTGCTACATCTGTAACTTCTGTTACTGGCAATGCTGGTACATCATCTTTAGGTGATGAAACTGTAATCGCTAAAGGTTTAGTTAACGTCACGGGACTGGGAGCAACATCATCTTTAGGTGATGAAACTGTAGTAGCAGAAGCTAATATTTCAGCATCAGGTAATGTAGGAACATCTAGATTAGGGAATGAAACTGTAGTAGCTGCAGCAAATATTTCAACATCAGGTAATGTAGGAACATCAGCACTTGGTAATGCTATAACAGCAGGTGCAGCAGTTACAGGAGTTTCTGGTTCAGGTTCTATTGGTACATTAGGTGACGAATCAGTTACTGCAGGAGCTACTGTATTACCAACAGGATTGTCTGCTACATCGGAACTTGGTTCTATTACAGTAACGTCAGATAATAATATTAATGTAACAGGTATTAGTGCAACTTTAAATATAGGTGATATTACCGTAATTGCTCCTTGTGTTGTTGTAGCAGAAGGCGTTCATGCGACAGGTGAAACAGAAAAAATTAATGTTTGGGGATTAGTTGATGATGCACAAACTGCTAATTATAGTAATGTTTCTACCTCACAAACACCCTCTTACACTGATGTTACAGATACACAAACACCTAATTGGAAAGAAGTTGCTTAATTTTTTTAAAAATATAGTGTACAATCAAGCAAGTCGGAGGAATACATGGCAACTTATGTAAATGATTTAAGACTAAAAGAAATAGCAACTGGTGATGAATCAGGAACTTGGGGAACAAGTACCAACACCAATTTAGAACTTATCGCTGAAGCATTTAGCTTTGGCACAGAAGGTATAACAACAAATGCAGACACTCATACTACAACAATAGCTGATGGTTCCACTGACCCCGGACGTTCAATATTTTTAAAATATACAGGAACTCTTGATTCAGCTTGTACTATTACTATTGGACCAAATACCGTATCTAAGCTTTGGTTTATAGAAAATGCTACTTCAGGCTCACAAAACATAATTATTTCCCAAGGTAGTGGTGCAAGTATTACCATACCTAATGGTCATGTGAAAGCTATTTATTCAGACGGAGCAGGTTCTGGTGCAGCTATGGTTGATGCTTTTACCGATTTAAACTTAGCAGGTACAACAACAACATCATCATTAAATGTATCAAGCGATTTAGACGTAGACGGTACAGCTAATTTAGATGTAGTAGATATAGACGGAGCCGTAGATATGGCTTCTACTTTACAAGTAGACGGAGCTATAACTTTTAGTAGCACTTTAAATGGTATAGATATTTTAGCCGATGCTACAAACTTCACTGACAGTATTTTAATTAGTCAAAACGCAAGT